CATCGCGTTATGGATCTGCTTCACCTCGGCCCGGGCGCCGAGCGCGCCCTCCCCGCGACTGAATGTGTGGAAGGTGCAGAACATCTCCCAAGCGTCGGAACAGCCATTGCTGTCATCGACGCACTGATCGTCGCCGACGCGGATGTACGGATAGACCGGGTCGGTAGGAACTTCGTCGAAAACGCGTGGCGGATCGCCCACCTTGGCCTTGATCGTCGCTGCAGCCGTCAGCGCGGCGACATAGGCGACCTGGATATCGTCGGACGGGTCCTTCACAGGCTGCCTGCGGCCTTCCTGGCGCCTTTGCTCACCGCGCGCGACACCCGGCTAAGCAGGCGCTTCCGCAGGCTTCGGTAGACCGGATAGAAGAAGGGTTGGGCGTGCTGGCGCGGCGTGCCGAATTCGACCATGCGAGCGTAGAAGGCGGTCTCGTCGCCGGCCGAAACGTTGTAGGCGATCCGGTCTTCGGTCGAGATATCCTTCGACTTCACCGAGTCCCTCAGGTCGCCGGTTCGGACGGGCGCCGCCCCGCGGATCGCCTCTTCGAGTTCGAATCGGTTCTGCGCCATGGCGACGCGTACCTCGCCGCGTACCGCCGCCGGGATCCCGGACAACTTCTTCAGCGCCCGCGCCTTGTTCGAGAATTTCGCCCTAGCCATCCGCGCCGCCCTCCTCGACGATAATCCGCAGATATTTCCTGTGCTCGTCGGTGTTCTGCGGCGGCGACTTGACGTTGAAGGTTCGGCCTGAGCGGGTGTCCTTCATCCGGTCGCCGACAGTGACGCCGAGGCCGGCGGCCGTGTAGCGGATGGTGACCTCGTAAGACGACCGGCCCTGGACGCCCTCGGCGCTCACGGCCTCGGTCTGCTTCAGGGGCTTAAGGCGCGCAGAGATCGCCGTTGCTCCCGACAGATCCGTCCAAGCGCCCTTGTTGGGGTTGCCCCGGCCGTCTCCGCCCGGCGCGCGGCGCTGAAAGGTCACGCGCTCGCGCAACTGTCCGGCGGGCATGGCCGATGCCTAGGATTTTGCGGGTTGTTTGCCGAAGAAGCGACCGCCCGTGGCCTTGTTGGCCAAGCGGCGGAGGCTCTCCGAGCACAGGGCGCCGGCAGCGACGAGGCCGACGCACACGAGCGGGTGTTCAAACAGGATCTGGAACATCTGGTTCTCCATCCGCCGCATGCCGCGGGTTCGGAATGGAGACTGCCACGCCGGCGGCGAGCGCCGATTGATAGGCGGCGCGCGGGAGTCGGATCTCCAGGCCGGCGCGATAATGCTTCGTCGCTCGGCCCTTCCATTTCGGAATGTCCCAGTCCCACGCGCGGGTGAAGCGGACCCAGCCGCCGCTAGACACCGACGCGGCGCCATGGCGCAAGGAGCACATCGACGCCGAAAGGCAGGCTGGCGACGAACAGCGACTGGCCGACGATCACGTCCTCGCGGTTTTCGTAGAGGCTGCCGACCATGAGCTTGATCGCGGCCTTGATCGCCTCCGGAACATCCTCCGGGTCGCCGAAACCGGCCTCGACCTCTATCCGAACGGCATCGAGGCGATCGTCATAAAGCGTCGGGCCGGAGAAGGCGTTCTTGAGGTAGACAAAGCCGCCTCGCGCATCGTGGTAGATGTCCCAGTTCGCCGCCTGGTCAAGGGTCTGCTCGGCGTTGCCGCCGTCCGAATACTTCACCGTGACGGCGGACACATCCGGGAACGGCAGGCGGATGCAGCGGTCGGACGGCCAGCAGGTCAGCGAGACCTGCCACTTCTGCGTCACCAGACAGCGGCCGAGGATCCCGGCGTAACCGTCGAGGTGCGCAATTGCCGCGCCGACCAGAGCTTCGATGTAAACGTCATCGTCAGCATGGTCGACGCGACAGTGCTTCTTCGCCTCTTCGAGCGAAATGACCGGATCGGCCGGCGGTTCGATCTGAGAAGGCGCGAGTTTCACCTAGGCAGCGTCTTCCGCCACCGGCTTCTTGCCCTTGCGGCCCTTTGCGGGCGCGGCGTCGGCCTCAGCCGCGGCTTCGGCCTCAGCCTGCTGTTGGCGCTCGAATTCCTGGAAGTCCTCGAAGTCTGCGTCGGACATTTCCTTCGCGTATCCCTCGCGAACGGCGATCTCGGCCAGGTCGCCGCTGATCACCTCTTCCTTCTTGATGGTGCGAACCTGCGGCTCGTCGTCCGGACGGCCGGGGAAGTCTTCGGTCACGTAGGCGCGCATGCGGCTCTCCAGGTTATGCGGCTTGGCCGCTGACAAGGGTGTTCGGGTGCTTCGAGTGGTCGTAACGAGCCTCGATCTCTTCGGCCGTGGCGAATTCCTCGCGCGGCGTGAAGGTAACGCGCGCCGGAGCATCGTCGGGCGCCTCGATTTCCACCTGGAGCGTGTCGTACCCGTAGAGCTCGCCGCCTTCGCAGCTGTCCATAAGCGACGAGCCGCCGGCGATCGAGATCCGGATGCCGCGAGCACGGGCGAAGCCGAGCCAGTATTCGACGCAGGCCCGGCCCTTCTCCGCATGGTGGGCGTTCGCGTAGGTGAAGTCACAGCCGAACATCGATATCTCCTCGACGCCCAACAGGATCGCGAAAGCGACGGCATAGGCGGCCGTCCCGTTGAAGTACGCGAAACCGACCTCGTTGATGAAACGCTCCAGCGGGAACTCGACGAGGCCAGGATAATCCGGATGGGCGCGGCTGGTGTAGATCGGGCCAGGGTGCTTCCGCATCCACCCAAGCATGTTGGCGATGTTGCTTTCGGGTTTCGCCACCGCGCGGCGCTCCTGGATCCGAACGTCGTCCATGTGGAAGATCCGGTCGCACTGGTAGACGCCGCCGACGGCGTTGATGCCCCAGACCTCATCGCAGAACACATGCCGGCCGCCGAGGCGCTTCACCAGGTCGGAATAAGCCTCGAGCGACGGGCCAAGGCCGAGAATGACGACATGCTTCGGGGCGTCCATGCCGTCTCCAAACGCAAAGCGGGCGGCCCAGATACTGGACCGCCCGCCTGTTGTGTGGATTGAGAGCCCGGTCAGGTCGCGACTGGCGAGACTTCGGGGTTACCGAGTACAGCCTGCGCTGCGATGATCACGGCGGCCGTGACGGTGGATTTGACGTTGATCTGCACGTACCGCTTCATGCCGCGATAGCCGATCCGCTTCGTGACGACCATGTTGCTGCCGGAGGCGCGCGGAGTACTGGCTGCGATGCCGGCGCCGGACTCAGAGCCCAGAAGGTCGCCATCTGCCACGGAGGTCATCGTGCCGGTGACGTCGCCTTCCTTCATCGTCGGCGTGAACACAGCGTTTGTCGCGGTGATGGCGCCATAGCTGATCAGGAACTCGACGCTTTGGTAGCCGCGCCGGTCGATGATCTTACCGGTCTGGCCGGTTCCAGTGGTGCCGACAGCGACAGGTTTGATCGCGGTCAGCACCTTGATGTTGTTATGCAGGTCTTTCATCGGGTCAGTCCTTCGAGATGGGGTGAGGCCTCTTCAGCGAGCGGCTAGGCGCACTTCAGCAGCTTCACCGCCTCATAGTTTTGGATGCCGCCGCCGACACGCTTGAACGTCTTGAACATGACGTAGGGCGTGTTGGTGTAGGGGTCGCGGAGGACCTTGATGCCGGCGCGATCGATGATCAGGTAGGCGCGCTTGAAGTCGCCGAAGGCCACAGGGAAGGCGTTCGCGCCGAGCGCCTGCATGTTGTCGTCGGTCGACACCGGCTTGCCCAGAATGGTCGGCACGCCCGACTCGCCAGCCGGCGGCGCCCAGATGTAGTTGCCCTGTCCGTCCTTGAACTGGCGGATCGTGCCCATGACGGCATCAGAGGTCAGCCAAGACGCGCCCGCGCGGTATCCCTGTTTCAGGGCGTAATACAGGGCGACAAGGCAGTCCGCTGGGCTGGCCGTCGACGACGGGTTGATGAAACCGGCCGAGTTGCCCGAGGCGATGAAGCCGATCGAGCCCCACGCATACTGGGCATTGGCGACGGTGTTGTAGTTGAGCAAGCCACGAGGCTTGTTCGTGCCGTTGCCTACGATGAAGGCGGCGCCCTCTTGCTCTCCGAAGGTGATCGAGACCTCGTCACCGAGCCATGCGGCGATGTCGATCCTGCCGTCGTCCAGGATGTCCTGGGTCGCTGCCGGGTTGGCGTACATCTGCATGACGGGGAATTCGAGTTCGTTGATCGTCGGCGTGCCCGTCTCCGTCCGCGCTTCGCGCTCACCGACCCAGCCGGAACCGGCGCCGCCCATGTTCATCGGCTTCTTGTACATGTTCGTGCCGATGGTGATGACGCGCGCGATGCTGCGCATGGCCGTGACCGTGCCCATGATGCGGTCGATGGTGGTTTCGACCTCTTCCGGCACCAGGTAACCGCCGTCCGGATCGGAATCGGTGGTCAGCTTCGCCTTCACTGCGAGATCCCGCATGGCGTTCGGCTCAATCGTGCCTGTGCGGAAGTTCTTGTTCCAAGCCTTGGCGTGTTCGGCCTTTTCC